ATGCAGCACACCACGGCTGTCCCTGGTAAGATGGCATAATGTCACGCCAGTATTTTGTGTAGTTGTTATCCCCGGCGTTTGCGGTCTTACTGTCTAGATTACTGTTGCTGCGCTTTTCCAGGTAACCAACCTCTGTCTTTGCAATCTGAATCATCTTATTGATTGCTTCTGTCTTCGTCATGTGTTACTCCTTTCTGCCAGCCCTTGCGCCGGCATAAATCACTCTGCAAACATCCAATCATTTGCCAGCATATCCGCTTGAGACGCCAGCCACCCCATCTGTACACCAGATGTACCCACAAAAGCAATCGCATTGTTTCCGATTGCTTCGTGTTCACAGTTTACAATGTCACCAGACGCGGCCTTGTAAGAAATGCAAGATGCAAGTTCGATGCACTGGTTTTTCCCGTTCCACCCGGCTCTCTTTACTTTCATACCGCGTTTCAGATACTTCAGAGCTTCACCAAAATCAAATGTCGCCACTCCGCCCAGCTCCGGACAGTTATCCTCATCTGCAATAACAAAATCATCCGATGCCATATTGCCGAATGTATATTCCGGCCTCTTGGTATCCCTTAAATCAATTACTGCACCGTCCTTACAGTGCATCATAATTGTTCCATCCTCCCACGCCCAGTAGCCTGCCCATGATGGCAGTTTTACTTTCTTTCCTTCTTTCATTGCCTTAAATGCATCTTTAAAATTCATAATCAAATCCTTCCTGCCGGTTGCGCCGGCGCAAATTAAAAGAGAGCGATTATTCGCCCTCCGGTCCTGGTCTATCTGTCTCCTTTTTGCCATCCTTGCTTATCAGGTTCCGCAGCATCTCGTACAGGCCCGTACTTGCCAGGCCTGATATCATGCCGCCAAGAATTACCTCCGCATTAATGCCGCTGCTCATGTTGATGAGTATCGCAATTATAGTGCCCATCGCAAGGGCTGCAAGTGGTATGTACCTGTTTTTGATCGCCGGTATTGCCGTCTTGATCACATATCCTACCAACAGGCAGATTCCTAATATTACCGGGTTGATATAGTTTGTCAAAAAGCTTAAATCCATGTTCATTTCTCCTTTTTTTCCAATATGGTGATTCGCGTCTCGTGGTCATTTAATTTATTATCCTGCTCCTCGTTGTGTATCCATATCCGCTCATGGGATTTGTGGTTCTTCTCTGTCAGCTCGTCCATTCCCTCATCCAGCATATTAAGCCTGTCAATTAATCTCGTAATGGATGTATTAAGTTTTACAATTGGTGTACCGATGGAGATTGCAAAAGCAGTCAGGGCCACGATAACACCAAACACTTCCCATTCTGTCACATGTATAGTCCTCCTTACTCAAAGATTGCATACAGATGTCCGCTCCGGATCTCAAAAGTCGGTGTCTTGCCATCCGCTCCGGCTGGTCCCTGTGGGCCCTGGGCTCCTGTTGCTCCCGTGGCCCCCTTTGCACCAGTCGCTCCAGTATCACCTTTTGGCCCCTGCGGGCCAGTTGCACCAGTATCACCTTTAGCACCTTTTAATGCTGCTAACTGGGCTGATGTAAAGTCGGCATAAGTGAAAGCGTCTCCTTTGTCACCTTTAGGCCCTGTGGCTCCCTGCGGGCCTGTAGCACCAGTTGCGCCTTTCGCTCCTTGGGGTCCTGTCATACCAGTTGCACCGGACAAGTCTGTGATATAGGTGTATGCCGATGAGCCTTTTACATACAGCTTCGCGTTATCTGCATCATTGACGTTTCCGGTGTCGATCATAACAAACTGGCCAACCTTCACACCGTCAGAAGCATAACCGCTGTTCATAGCACTGATACTGGCATAGGTCTTTGCGATCGTGAAAGCTTCACCGGCAGGTCCCTGCGGGCCTGTAGCACCTGTAGCCCCTTTTGGGCCTGTAGCACCGGTCGCTCCGGTGTCTCCCTTCGGACCCTGTGCTCCTGTTGCTCCGGTATCTCCTTTCGGACCCTGTGCTCCAGTCGCACCTTTGATATTTCCTGTCTTTGCCCAGGCTCCTGACGACTTTTTATAGACATCAAAATTGGCAGTATTGAGATAAAAGTCCCCGTCTTTCCCCTGAGTTGTCGGAGTCGCCGTACCAAACAGCCATGTTGCACCATCTGCACCTTTTGCTCCGGTTGCACCAGTAGCTCCTTTTGGTCCTGTCGGTCCGGTCTCACCCTGGATACCCTGTGGCCCCTGTGCTCCTGTATCCCCCTTCGGTCCTGTTTCGCCTTTCAATCCCTGCGGACCTGCCGGTCCCTGGATACCCTGTGGTCCTTGTGGCCCTACAATACTTCCTAAATCAACTTCTCTTGCCATGTTCTTATCTCTCCTTTACTTTTGATATACTGCGATTAAATGGCCGTCCCTGATCTCAAACTCTGGTGTTTCCCCTGCCGGTCCTCGGATATCCTCCAAGGCCACCAGCCTGTTCCACTCATTGCTGTCTGTATAACGCCACTCAATGGCTGCACCGGTCTTCTGCATCTCAATCTCCCGTTCTCTGATTGGCAGACGGATGCGGGAGCCAATGGCCTGCCCTCCGGACATAAGCTGCAGGATATCCTCCTGGAGATTAAGGTCATCCGCACGGCAGTGCAATTCATTTAGGATCTCCTGCATAGGAGTCAATGACGATCCGCCATAGTTTTCTGGTCTTGCACGTTTTTTTACAGGCATCAGGATTGTCCGTAAAGTTTCTCCCTGTCCATCATCGCAAACATAAATGTAAGCAACAATGTTTTTGCCGCTCTGGAGCAGGACATCCGGAATACTTGCAGATGTACTGCCGTCTTCATTTCTGTGGCCCAGGATCGTAAAAGACATATCCCCAAATTCCTCCACCATATGGATATCAGTCATCTCTGGCAGATTAAGCCCGTACACCTGCAGTACCTGGCCGTAATCCCATTGTGCCAGCCCATATATTGTTTTATAATATTGCCCATCACTGCAAAATTTTGCTATAATCATTGCCGTCTCCTTCCTGCCAGGAAGATCAGCCGGCAAGAATGCTTGTTTTCTCTTCCTGGCTGATCCAGCCTTTTGCGGCTGCCATTTCCACTACTTCTGCATTTCCAGTCTTTTTATATACCCTTACAATTGTTTCAAACATATCCTATACCTCCTTACGCAAGCCCCAGGCTCTCAAGCACCAGTTTGTCCACGGTTTCCTCCAAAGAGGCTATACGGGCCTCTGTCTCGTCCGGCCTCTGCAGCTCTACAATGATAGCAACTCCATTAACTGGCACTGGATTCCCTTCTTCATCCTGTGTGTAATCCACAACAGTTTCCATCTGCTTTTCAATCTTCTGCATTTTTGTGTACCCAGAATAGATTTTAAATACCTCATCGTTGTAATCAATCACCTGGATTTTACTTGTGTTCGCTGCTTCAGACAGCAGCGTCTCATATTCCATGATATTTTTATCTCCAGGCACTAAACTCAAAACAAGGGTATTCCCAAATGCCTGAATCCCATCTGCAATAATTTCCAGTTCCTGTCCATTGGCTAATCTGATTTTTCCCATATCTTTCACCTTTCTATTTCTGATTTTCTGCATTATTAAAGAGTTTTAATGAATGACCCGTCAATATATAGTTTTAGCTTCCATGTTCCACCCTCCAGAACCCAATCAAGCTGAAGGCTATTTGAACCTGACTTCGTCTTGATGGCGTTATGTGTGTGCGATGTATCCGCTTTAGTTTTCAACTTCGTATTCATTTCACTCTCTGTATAATATCTGTCATCATGAGTATGGGATTTCTCTGCTTTATTTCCTAAAGCGGTCTGTGCATTTCCTAAAGCGGTCTGTGCATTTCCTAATTCTGTCTGCATATTGCTCGCCGTTCCATCCGTCTTTGTATATACCACATTGCTCGCCGTTGTTTTTGGCTTAACTTCATTCTGCAGATAAGTCAAAAAGTTGGAAAATAACAACTTCTTTCCCGTTCCTGTGGATTCTTCCAGCAAAAAAGCATCCGTACTATCAGGTGTAACCTTATTGGCCAAATCAATCACGCGGTTAAATGCAAGATACTTCATGTCCTTCAGCCACTTGGATATCTTTCCAATCAACACTGCTATGGAATTTTCCGTGACCAATACCTCCCTGGATGCCGCATCTGAAAATGCAATAGGGGTAGACGCATCCACTTTACCAGTCGGCCCTTGTGGTCCCTGCGGCCCTGTGTCCCCTGCATCACCTTTATCCCCCTTTGGCCCCTGTGGACCTGTTGGACCGGCTGGACCTGCCGGACCCTGAGGGCCGGTCGCTCCTGTAGCTCCCTTCGGCCCCTGCGGTCCCATCACATTGCCTAAATCAAGTTCGGGCATAATTCTCTACCTCCTTATAAGATCATGACCAGATGGCCATTATCATCTATTTTGTATCCCGGGGCATCTGTGCCAGCGTATACTATATAAAGATGTCCGTCTGCCCGCACCTGGAAGGCATAGACACCTTTACTCTCTACAACTGCAGCATCCCCACCCCGGTCACCTTTATCACCTTTGTCTCCTTTTGGTCCCTGGATACCTTGCGGTCCCTGCGGGCCTGCCGGTCCAGTTGGTCCTATTGGACCTTGCGGCCCCTGCGGGCCATTGAACTCCCCAGCCTGTCTGCGCCGCTCCAAGTCGTCGGCAGTAGCGTTAGCCCGGTTTGCGGCAGCCTCTGCTGCTTGTGCTTGTGTATTGGCAAGCTGTCCGGCATTGTTAGCGTATTTCGTTGCTTCCACCGCATCTTTTACAGCCGCCCCAACCTCACCAACAAGCCTGTTGATGATCTCCTGTGTCCGCTCATCTAACTCTATGGTCAGGTCTTCCTCTGTCATGAGGCGTTTCACAACTCCGGCGGAAAAGCACACATACGTTGCCTTCCCATCCCACACATTCGGGTCTCCCCTCAGTACAACTGCCCATTCCCCTGGCAGCATCTTCTGAGGGTCAAAGTGGTCAAAATCGCCCCGCCTATCCTGTATTGCCATATTGGTTCACCTCCTTACCCTTACCCTGGTATCCAGCGCACCAGTGACACCCCCGTGGGTGTCGGTGGCGTACTGCCGCCTGGATAACGCAGCACACAGTTCCAGGGATAGTTATAATAACCGCATGTCCATATTTCTGTGCCATCCTGGTCCCCTGTCTGCGGGTTTCCACGGTTTGATGATGCCTGTACCATCCTGCCATTACCAATGCTCATTGCTGTATGGTTCACATGATTAAGGAGCACATCACCGTATATGATGCCACTTCCGGATGCCATATCTACGCTGTTTGTCACGTCCTGGAATCCGCAGGCAATAAACGCGTCATACATATTTCCGGTGTATGATGCTCCTTTATCTTTAACCGGGACACCAGCCTGTTGCCACGCCGAGATCAAAAGTGATGAACAGTCGTAATCCGGCCCCCAGCGATTGTCCTGTGAATATCCGTGGGAATTATCATTCGCGATTGCGATCGCCCATTCCACAGCATTTTTGATAACCGTCGAACTTCCATAGGTCAGGTTTTCAAACCAGTACCGTGCATTCTGCCTTCTTTCCTCTAGTGCCAGCACTCCCGGTCTTTCATAGTTCCGCATGAACGCTTCCGCCAGGTATTCCGGACTCTCTGCAGATCTTGTAAACTCAGAAAACGAGAAATTAAAAGAGGAAGTGGCGATCCATTGCTGGTTGTTTGCCACTTCCCACAAAATACATTCCAACTGCCCATTAAAATATGCCGTTGTATTGCCGTAATTGTTACCCCAGGGGTATCCCCTGGCATCCGCCCATGATGTGTAACCCGTTGCCGGTGTCCACTGCACCAGGCCATATCCACCTGACATATTGCCGTAAATAAGGGATTCCCATAATCCAGGGTTGAGTGTGGACTCGCGCTGCATATTTCCGAGTATTCCCGCAATAGCATTCCTGGTCCAGCCCTTATTGATGAGATAATCAGCGATATACTGTGCATTATCTGTCATTTGCGATTGAGACAGATACGCATTGCTTATTATAAGTGCCATATGTCTGTCTCCTTTTTAAAAAGTGGCTCCACTGGCGGTCCTTCCACCAACAAGTATCCCGCCATTAAACTGCAGCCAGCTCCCGTCGGAAAACTCAGCCTTCCCTGTTTTCCCGGCTTTAAATTTCCCTGCCAGGCCGTCTTTATCTGCCAATAACGGATATGAGTTATTGCCGCTGTCATCTGTGCAAACAAAAGAAAACTTTGATGCAGATCCAAAGGCCTGGATTGCGATTCCTCCACCAGATACAGCTGTCATGATTGCCGATAACTTTCCGTTATTGTAAAATTCAACCCTTTTATTATTGATTTTGATGCCTGTCCCATCTACTAAATTACTAAAGACCCCTTCTGCGTGCACACCATCCTTATTCCAGGTACCGATAACCTTACCTGACGCATTCAGAATGCGCAGCACACCGTTTACATTGTTTTCCCCGCCTAATGTAAGGGTACCACCCCTCGCCCAGTCGAAACGGATACCAATAGCGGACAGGACATTGACCACAGCATTTCCCTGGCTGTCCATGCCGGCATTCCAGGTCTTCCCTCCATCCGTAGATACGGCAAAGGCGTTCGCTGTCATCTTCCAGATGGTATCTGATTCCTTCAGCGTTGGTTTATTGTGCATATAAAAAATGGTGCTGCCATCCTCCAGCTTTTCCTCCGTCTTATATACACCAAAAGACTGGGTGATCAAACTGGTCAGGGTCTGCACCGCTTTGTTATACTCATTTATCTGTACTTTAGTATTTTTCTTTGCCTTTACAAAGGCTTGTGTAGCCTCTGTAAACCTGGATGCACTGTTACGGGCCGGTGTTTTTGCGTCACAGGACACCGACTGATAATTACCTGTCTGGTAGGTGGTATTTGTAATATAGCACTGATAGGTGTTCTGCTTATAATCTGTCACGATTGCCGGGTCTCCTGCCTCTATGGCAGGGTCTGACAGGCAAGAGATAGACACTGGACGGAATTTCATCCCAATCAGGCAGCCGCCTAAATAATCAGCGACCGTCTTACCATTACCCTTACGGATAAAATCATTATCCTTTACCTCCAGCACATAACCTTCCACGCCCGTCATATAAGACGCCGGGGCATCCTGTACAGTGGTGTCCTGCGCCTCAGTCACCTTGATCCCGGTTATCACCACATCATCTGTGGCAACGTTTATGCTGTTTAATGCATACAGATGATGGTAGTCCTGTAAGCTCTCAAATGTTCCCCCATCCAAGATGTCTCCGTCTGTCCAAGGCAGGAAACTGCCGCCATCTGCACTGTCACCAGTCTGATAGGATGGGGTCCCATCGTCAAACACACCGCCATCCATGCCATTATGACGCCCAAATACGGCAGTGTCATACCATCCTGACGTCAACCGGCCATATGCGTCACACTTCCAGTAACGGCAGGCTATCTGCCCCACCCATGTCAGCACCTGCCTGAAGGTCAGTGCTTCATCGGCAGGCCGTTCCTTTACCGTAAAATTGCGGTTCGGGAAATCCGCGGATGCCTGTACCACGCCACAGACACTGCAGGCATCGGCTACGATCTGCCCCAATGTGGCCGGATATTTTAATCTGCTGTCCGAATATGGCCGGTCAAATTTCGCCATGTTGTCATAAGCTGTGACAGAGATGACCGCACCTGTGAATTTTCCCGGCTCCGCCGTGTATATGCCCTTTGGTATCCACTCGATCTTGTCCTCTGATAGCTGCAGGCCAACCTTTACATTCAGTTCTGCACCCTCAAAATCGTAGGTATTATATCGTCCGTCTGTATTGTCCAGGCGCAGCGTGCACTCCCCAATGGACGCGGAACCAATATCAAAACTGTCTGTACTGGATACACCAGTCTTGATAGTCAGCCCATCCGACATCAGGTCTGCGTTTGTCAGTACCGTCTCTGTCCCATCCGGAAACTGCATCACTGCCCGTACATGAAATATCCTGTCCTGTACAACAGCCCGTCTGTAATCCATACTTGTCTTTACCATGTCATCACCTCTGTATAATATCCACCGTAACACTGCGGTACCAAAATATCCCGTCCCCCAGGCGGCCTATCTGTTCTTTGGATATGGTCCCCCGGTATACTTCTATCGTCACATTGATACCGTCGTCCCGGAAGGTAAAAGGGAAAAATCCAGCAACCAGTGTCCGCTTGATAAGCGCTACATCTGATTCCGGGAGCACACCCCATTTGATACTTACAGTCTTTTTATTCGCAACCGGATCTCCGACCATCGTCCCGTCCATTGTACGCCCCGTGTCGGAGGTCCATATGATCTCATCATTAACAGAAATGGAGACGGGTGCCGGCAGCACCACGCCTCCTGATCTTAAAATATCTGCCATTTATGTCACCTCTACCGGATTTTGGCGGTACTTTACATTTTCCAGTGCTCTGTCAAGCGCCCTGGCCAAAAGTTCACCATCCACAAAAAATCCCATTTTCCCGACTGCGGCGATGAACCTTGTCACTGCATTGTTGATAATAGATTCCAACTCTGTTTTACTAGCACCACCAGATCCTGCCACAGCCCTGACCGCCTCATTGACCATAGCCTGCAGTTTATCTTCGGGGGCCACGATCTCACCGTAGCGCTTATTATCACCTATCATGGCCAACTGTGGAGTATTCGCTTTAACGTATCCGCCCTGTGCCAGATAGGGTATCTGCGGGGCTGACCAATTTGGAAGATTAAAGCCAATAGAGGAGAATCCTGTAAGGTCTTCCAGCCACCCGGGCAGATCTATGCTTATGCTGTTCAGCGCATTTGCAACTCCATTAACCATAGTCTCAACAGCGTGCAGTAGACCGTTTATCATCCCTATAACAACATTAAATGGAGCTTGTACAATTCCAACAAAAGCTCCAAAAACTCCAGAGAAGATTTCCTTCACGCCCTCCCATGACCGTTTCCAGTCTCCGGTAAATATACCTGCTACAAAGTCGATAAGCCCTTTAAAGACCTTTTTGACAGATTCAAATATATTTGATATACTTTTCAGCCATCCGTTTATCACATCCCCGATAACGCCAAATTCCACGGTCCAGTCATGCGTAAATACATTTTTTAGGAAATCGTTGAACTCCTGGAACTTATTTTTGACAAAATCCCATACCTCTTTGGTTTTTGCTGAAATTTCATCCCAGTTTTTACACAGAAGCAAACCGATGGCAATAGCTGCGCCGATAGCGAGTGTCACTGGATTGAATGCCTTTGGCAACAAGGTCAATCCATATTTCACAAGACTGATAGCGCCGGCAATGCTTTTAATAGAACTGATCACATTGTATGCTGTCTCTATAAAACCAGCCAGCTTTGTGACCAAACCGGTAATCTTCCATGCTGCAAAAAATGAACCGATAATGATGGCCATGTTCTGTATAGTTCCCGGATGTTCTTTACACCAGTCAGAAAATTTCTGTAGTAAATCTGTTACAGTCTGCATGGCAAGAATAAATATATCTCCAGTCCATTCACCCAATGGCTTCAATAGATTATCAAATAACCATACGCCAAGTGGCTGCAATGCTACCAGAACGGAGTTAAGTGCATCCAGGGCCGCTGATAGCATGTCCAGGAAAGTAGGAACTGCCGTCTGGATTGTCCATCCTGCTATAGGAAGAAGAACATTTTCCCAGAACCAGGCTAATCCCTCTCCCACAGTTTCAGCAAATGGAGCGATTGCTTCCAGTAAAGTTTTCACAGAAGTCAGCAGTGGACTAAAGTCAAGCTTTTCCGCCCAATCTGCAGTGGCGCTGACAATCTGATTAATAGTACCTAATACAGCATTAAATATATCAAATAAAGCCTGTACGATTGCTGTACCAGTATTGTTTTTATTCCACGCCTCATCCAACCCAGATGCGATGTTTCCTATTAGGTTAAATATACCCTGAAATATTTGCAGTATATTTGTAAGCACTAGTGTTCCGGTGCCATTTGTCCAAATCTCAAGAAAGCTCTTCCCAATGTCTTTGATCAACTGCCAAACTTGCCCCAGAGCCGTCTTCATACTGATTATTGTATTTTCTCCATCAACGGCCCATGCTTCTTTGAACGGGTCAAAGATTCTCTCCAGAATATTCTTGAATTTCTCCACCCAAGGGATTGTAGCCGCATCCAACATTGATGTGTCAATAGATGGCTGCACCAATACAGGAGCCTTTGACACGGGCTCACTGCTAACGCTGCTATTATCATCCAGCTTATTAATTGCATCAAACCCCATTAGTGATCGGCGCAATACCTCATTTGCCTTTGCGGCGCCTTTTACGGAATCAGCAGCTTTTTCAGATGCTGTGCCGTAGACGCCCATAGCATCTTTGGCATCAACCAAACCTTGTGTAGCTTGAAAGCTTTGTTGGTAAGTCTTGCCGAAAAGCTGGCTGATAAATGATGCTAAATAGGCCGACGCTTTTGACAGTGTCGTCATAAGGGCGTTTATTGCCGGTAAAATCGCCTGATAGATTGGAGTGAATGCGACCATCAGGTTTGTCTTTATCTGTGCCAATGAATTATTAAACTGCTCATTTGTCATCAGTGACTGGTAAAGGGCCTGCGCCATTGCAGTGATCACTTTAACAATCATGGGCAGAATAATCATCCACTTAAACATCTGTCTGATGGTGCTTCCAATACCTCTCTTGAAGTAATCGTTGCTTTTTTTTGCTGATTTTGCAGCACTCCCAAATAGGTGAAAGCCAGCAGTTGTTTTGTTAACAGATTTGGTTACAGCATTCATCGATTTTGGGAGGCCTGCAAAACTTTTGCTTGCGTTTTTCGCCACATCCTTCGGCACTATATTGTCAACGGGCAGACTGCTCAATTTTGTGGCAGACTGCATTTTACTTTCCAGGGTAGTGTACTTCAATCCAAGAACATCCATTTTCTTTATGAGCTGTACGATACTGTTCTCAGTTTTCAAAATCTGCTCATTGAGTTGATTCTTTTTCTTATAGTTAAATGTGGCTTCATATTGTCTGCGAAGATCCGCAAGTTTTTGCTTCTGTCCTCCGATTTTCGATTCAATGAGGTCCATCTCTTTTTCGATGGTTTCCATCTGACTTTTTAATACATCTGTATTCATTCCAACATTCACTTTAGGGGCTGTTGTCGGGGGAGCACGTGGAATTTTTATACCTGCATCTGTACTCTTAGGCATGACTACCTTCCTTGGCACCCGTCCAGTTGGCATTTGCACTTGTGTCATCTTTTTGAGCATAGCATCTATCTGCCTCGAAAGATTATCCATCGTCTTTTTTAGATTTGTGTTTAGTAGTTTTGTCGTGTTATTGACAAGCTTTGTAAGCTGCCCATTCAGACCGGATTTGTTTACAGCATTGGCAATTTGCTTTCCAATATTCGCTGCAGCTTCTTTTATTTGCTTATCTAGGTCAGCCTGGATTCCCATATCAAGTGATATCTTACCGACGCTTTCATTGGGCATTCCAATCCCTCCTTCCTATTTTGATATAAAGCATCACCCAAATGCTCTTGCTAATGTTTCCTGCAGACTCGCTACAGCTTTCTCCATCTCCTCCTCTGTCATTTCCTGTTTCAGGCTGTGTCTGCTCCTCCAGTCATTCCGGATACGATTTTCTTCGGGTGAGAAGTGTTTTAAGATATCTTTGTTTTCCTCGCATCGGATCGCCACAATCTTTCCCAGCGGCGTCTCAGGCATTAATCCTGACAGGAGCGTGGTAAACTCCTTCCAGTCCATTTCTGTTTCAATCAATCGGATGCCGTACTGAGTAAGGAAGGAAGCTTCAACCAACTCCCAGTCCTCCTCCAGATCATACCAGTGATTTACTTTTTTCCTTTGTTCTTTGCCTCGTCTCTAGACATTTTTTCCACTTCTTCCAGTTCAACGTCCCCGATCGCCGCCATTATCACATTGGCAATAGTAACGATCATCGGCATTGGGAGATCCTGTTCATTAATGTATTCTGCAGCTTCTTTTCCGAGGGCAACGGTGATGATCTTCTCCAGCTTTTCGACCTCATTTAACTTCTTATCATCAGAGATGCCCTGAATATACAATACAGCACTCTTGCCTGTGTTGATTTTATAGCTGTGTTCCTCATCAATCTTTACTGTGGGCTTCTCTTTCCCATTCTTCATTCTCTCAGCGATATCATAAAATCGTGCCATTATATATCCTCCTTATAATTTAGGTGCTGGTGTGTAGGTTGGCTTGCCATCTCCATGCATCGTGAATTCCAGCGGTGCTACATTCGTAGAATCACCGCCACCGATGTTTGTTACGTCAAGCACGCAGTCAAACTCCATTTTCGCCCCGTCCGGGAACTCGATTTCCCCCTTTGTGGAACAATCCAGTCCATCCTTCATAGCCACTTCCGCCACATAGTCATTTCCTGGATCCCCAACGCAGCGCTTACCCTTCATGTCAAAGCTAAAGGATTTACCAGTCATTAAATTGCTGGCCCATCCGTCTTTGTCCATAGTAGTCCAGTTCTCTACATTACCCTCAATGGACAGTCCGAAACTTTCAAGCTCCGCAATCTCTGCCATATTTTCATCTGCACTTTCCTTGCCATTTATCCCGATTTTAAACTTCAATTTGTATACCGGGAATACTCCTACAAATGCCATATACTCATCCTTTCCTGTAGTAAACTACAAAATTAATCACAAACTCGTAGTAACCTTTATCGTCCGTTCCCATGCCAACTGGTTCACTGGTGCGCATGTCGAACATGATCACTTCTCTGCCACCGATTACTCCAGTTTTGCCAAAAAGACAGTCGTACACCTCCTGTGCCTTCTGTTCTGCAGGGGTACAGCTATCCCCCCAGCGCACAAGGACGGAAGCGGCTTTCGTTTCGTACCAGACATTTTCCAACCCGCCAATAGGTATACGGGGAGCTGGGCCCTGAGTGGGATAGACAGTTATGCTGTATTCCTGGGCCTGGTCACGTTTTCCAACATACCAGTGCGGGCACCCAATCTTTGTCTTTAAAAAGTCTTTTATTTCCGCCAATGTCATGTAATCATCCCGTCTCCCAACTGTTTTAGAAACTTACCATATGTCTCTTTTACGAAATTCTGTTTCTCTCCATCCAAGTATGTCTGCATCCAGAGACCACCTGCATATTGGTTTTTATCGTCCCGAAAATTGTATTCCGGATGCCAATACAGCCTACGGGCATATGGTTTATCAAAGATAATTCTTGCAACCATCTGTTGTACATCAATCTCTACATACCCGCTGCGTTCCAGCTCCCCGGTATTCTTCGGTACCGTCTGGCTGTTCCGTATATCTGTCAAGACTTCGTCTACTGTAAGCTCAAAGGCTTTCTGAGCTATTTCTTGCAGCTTCCTGATTTTATCCGGATACAATGTGATCTTTACCTTTGCTTGCATCAAATCAACCTCAATTCCGTAAAATTAACGCTCCCATCTGGATTTCTGGCCTTATTCCCCTGGAAGATAGTCCGCCGGGAGCCAAATACCGTAACTGTGCCTCCGGAAATAACCGGCAATTCCGGACAGATATCCCCTGGAAACATAGCCATGCCGGAAAGCTGCACCTGCTTGCCTTCTGCCGTCAGTACAGTCTTTGCGGTATCCTGATAGTTGCACAAAAAATCACCTTCAAATGCCAGGAGAGGACCTCCATCCTCACTCAATCCTTTCTGCTCAATACATACATGGATATGTGTTTTGCATGCCCATTCAGGCACCAAACATGGATACATAGGCATCACCTCAACAATCTGCAGCAAAGCCCGGTCTGGCAGAGCTGCTCATAGACATCACGCCGCATGGGGATTCCTTTCTGTGTGGTCACATTCCAGCTCTCTCCAAACTGCATGGATACGCCATTGATGGAATACCCCTGCAGCACCATGTCAAAGATTTCCCGGTTCTGGTACTCAAAATCTGCCTGCTGACAGCACACTTCCTGCACAATTTCTTGCTGGAATGGTGTCAAATCAGAAAATCCCCGACCCACAATACGATTGTAGGTCAGGGAATCAATATGCCTGGACGCCTGTTTCAAATACCGTTCCCGGTCAGCATCCGACAGCAGGCTGCCGTTGTAGATATCTGTGTAATACGCAGAGTCTGCATATGGGGTGTACATATCACTCACCGGCTTTCTTTGCTGGTTTCTTTTCAGCCTTCAAGGTTTCCAGCTCCTTCTGCAGGTCAGATTTCTCTTCCTGCAGATTTGCACATAACTTCTGCAGGCGCTCCACTTCACTTACAACCTGCATATGTTCATCGTACGGCACAGTTTTTCCACGCCCATAGGCAATCACTTCCCCGTCATCATTCAGGATATCAAAGCCGGAATCCTGGTAAAACTTCTTCTGCACCTCGTCAATGGTGTACTCTTTATTTCCTTTCGTAGCTCTCATATCATGCACCTGCCTCTACATTCATTGCGCACCCTTCTACTTTCTTTTCCAACAGAAAAAGATCTCCATAGTTACGGTTCTGATACAGATAACCGTCTGCAGTACGGCTGTCAGTACCTGGTGTAAACAGTTTGATATAACTGTACTTATCACGGCATACCACGCAGGAGGTGTGGATCAGGATCCAGTTGATCTGTTTTGCGTCCTCCGCTGCCGTGCAGCCTTCCGTAAAATCGTATTTTGTTTTCATGCGAGCAGCCGGGACCATTTTAATAGTCACATTATCCAGGGAGTGGACATTACGGTTGATTGTCGAAGGCGTGGTGACACTCATAACGCGCTGGATGCCTTCAGCTTCCTTGATAATTTTATACATAGACGGGGTTACATACAGCATTCTGCCTTCTTCTGGCACACCCGCCTCGTCCATGATGCTCATTTCTTCGTCAAATGCCTCCAGGAAATTTGACGCTGTAATAACCGTTGTATCAATCCGTCCAGAAAGCCTAGTCATTTCTGCGTGAAGCTTGCTGTACCGATAAGAATCCTTCTCTGGGATGGCTTGCTCTGTTTCAAAAGTATTCTGGATATTTGCCACGGATAATGTAAGATTTGTCTCATCAATATCCATCGGGTCAATCCAGAACTCCACATCCCTGTCATGCTCCAGTTTCTTTGCCTCCCAGTCATTGCTGAGCGTTCCAGCGTTGAATCCGGGTGTCCTGGTGTGGTCCTTATACCCAGTTACCGCCATTCTCGGAAGCTTGATTGTCTGGGCATTAATAAATTTTACTCCTAGATTACTCTGTGCCAGTGCATCAGAGCACAGTTCCTTTGCATATTTCTGCTGCAGGAGCTGCGTAAACGTTGTTGCATAATCATATATTGCCATGTATTAGTTCCTCTCTTTCTTAAAGTCCAAACGCTTTCTTTAAAGCGTCGTCATTTGTTTGCTGTTGGTTCCCCTGGCCGGAAGCCCCTAACTGTACAAAGCCTGTCTGACCTGCTGGTGCAGGTTTTAAGGCCGGGACATCCTCCAGGACCTTGTTTAAAGCTGTTTTTAATGCTTCATCGTTGATTTTCCCATCCTGCCCCATAACCTGGCTTAGATCCGCCATTTTAAGGACATATGGGATAGTCTTTGCGTCAATCCCCAGGCCAACTGCCGCCATAGTGGCCGCTGCCTGTACCTGCGCCTGCTGTGCTGCCGCCTGGGCCTGCGCTGCCTGTGTCTGCAATGCATTTACATCTGGCTGCTGGGACGCTTTCTGAGACTTAAATGCTGCAATAGCCTGTTTCATTTCATCTTCTGACAATCCCTGCTGCTTAAAATATGCTTTCAGGGCGGTGTCCTCTTTCGCCGCCAGCGTACCTTCCAGCATTGTCTGGATTTTATCGTAATCAATCTGTGGCGCTGCGGGTGGCTGCTGAGTCTGCTGACCGTCTCCAGTGCCTGCGGCCCCACCGTCACCTGTACCGGCTTCCGCAAAAAACTGTAAATCCATAGGTAACATACATCTAAATTTCTTAAACATGCAATTTCTCCTTTCCATTTTGAGGGTGTCACCCTACAATCCATTATCATCGGTGTCACCGGCCACGCATCTTTTAAAGCCATATCGTGTTTGGGCATAAAAATAAGACGCATCACACTGCGTCTCAAAGGGAGATGTGTGGATCACCTCCTCTCTATCTGTTTCTTCCTTTCTTGCCACCTTTACAAGCCATGCTGATCACCTCCTTTTTGCGCCAGCGCAAATAGATGGACATAAAAATACCACCTGCCATATCCGACTGGTGGTATCATGATGCCCTGCATACTTTTTCTGGTATTTCCCCTTGTTCGATTACCCTGGCAAGTTTACTGTGCGCCAGAAGAGTGCCCGTGCTGCCTATTGCTGATTCTTTAATGATTTCATATTCATGCCTGGGGTATTGTAATGACAGCTTTATCTTGCCATCTAGGTTGTCCATGCTGTCCCCATATTCATATACCACATACTTATCAGTCTTTTCCAATAAGCTCATGCAGATTATCGGTCTCGCCATATTCCCCCGCCTCCTTTTCCAGCAATCCATTCCAATCATGCTTTAGTGTCGTTCTATCATGTGCTTCCCTATATGTTAAATTATACTTCTTTTCAACTACGCTTTCAAGGTATTCGTGCTTCAAAAGCATAATATCCCTATCCAGATAATCCCCATTTATAAGACGCTGCCACGCTACAGCCATATTATAATCCGCATCAAAGCGCCTTATGCCGTCATCCAAAATGTGTTTATTGAGGAAAACATGCTGTTTGATGCGTGCTATACTGTACTCTGTCCATCCAACACTCTTGGCAATGGCTCTAACATCATCATTTGTTGACCGCATAGCATCATAATAGCTTTCGGCTTCGTCATCACGGCGCAGTGTCCATTCTACGGTTCCCCGGTCATATTTTCCACCTGTGGACTTAAATAATTTTGGATTATCCGGAATACCTCTAGTCTTTTCTCTGCTGTAATCCCGTCTTAATTCCGGGTGTCTATCAAGATGTACCCTGAGTTCTTCCTGATATTTTCCAACCTTCTCATTCGCATAACTGACATTTTCCGGACTGAGGCTGCCCTCTGCCTTCCGTTTCCACTTTCTAATCTTGCGTTCAAGTGCTCTTTGCTGTTGCTCTGCATTATAAGTGCCTATGGCCTTATCCTTGTCTGGGATCTCTGGTGGTTTTGTGATGCCAGGAAAATATGTTGAAATCGTATGCCGGCAGTTTGGATGCAGGAGACCGGCTTTCATGGCCGTGGATAATAAGGGATACCCCAACTCCTTAGCTTCATCTGCAGTGCCGTGGCAGAACACGTCATCCACCAGTACCTTACCCTGCCAGGGCGCGCACAAGGGGCAGGTGTTGGCATGAGCGGATACTACAACTGTATGTATCCCCCATTCATCCCTCTTTTTGCCTTCTCCTAGCAATACAGCCCGCTGTGATGCGGTCCGTAAGGCCATTTCTGCGTAGCTGGCTATGTTTACCCGGCGGCCATTCTTGTATTCGATACAGTTAATACCTGCATCCAAAAACTCCTTGGTTGCCATATCAACAGCCTGATCAAGTGTCTTGGCTCCTGCAGCCATGTTCATTCCAGCCCGGTAAATGGTACGCCTATAAATATCGTCCATTCGCCTCCATACGGCCTTTTGAGCTTCTTTCAGGTCATACGTTACCTTTTCATTCATCTCATCCAGTTTAGCATCATTGGATCTGCTTGTAAGAGACTTCTCTTTTCCTTCTGGATGGAATGGCTCCTCTTTTTCCTTCAGTTCTTCCGACAGTCCTTGTGGTCTTGGATCTTGCCTCCTCTCTGGATCCGCTTCATCTGTCTTTACCTTTACTGCCTTTTCATTCTCCTGTGGCTCTATTTTTTCCGCTTCTTCCTGCATAGTTTGCAGCTTTCGGTCATTTACTCCAAAAAAATCTTTTTCCTGAGGTGCCGGTGTTGACAGCTTATGTTCCGAAATACTCTGCGGGAACTGAACCCGTTTTCGTTTGAAGAATACCGATTTAATTTTATCCCATACCCGGCTGAATAGATTCTGGCCGCGTTGATAATTATTATCAAGTGCTTCATTTACAATCCGCTCAACCTCGGGGCTTATCTTATCTACAATCTTTTTATTCTCTTTCCGGTATTTTTGCAGATTCCGCAGCTTTGCCCGCTGCCACATCTCCCAGCGGAATCCCTCTTCTTCTTCCTCCTTCTCGTGACGTTTCAGGTTACGGCGCAAGCTTCGGACCAGATCAAGCTCCATCTCCTCAAATATACGCCGGAGATTACATGCATCATCCTCCCGCTTTTTATCAGCCATTTTTATTCACCTGCTTTCGGTGGTTTTTCTTCCTTTTTCGGTTCCTGATGCGGGTCTGATGGCGGATCCTGTATTAATCCATCCATTCCGGCAACACTTGGCTCGTCGGTCTCCATAAGGCCCTGCTCCTTTTTCAGCCGGGCTATCTCCTCCTGCTTGCAGTGCTCATCCAGTGTATCACCGTAAAGCTCCTCAACGCAGCGCTCAATACTCATGATTCCCTGTGTTTTGGCTTTCCCAACTGTTTCCACCTGGCTCTCAAAGGATGGGTTTGCATATTCGCCAAACGGGATATTTACATCGACTTCCTCAGTGCCTTTATTGTGCAGAATGTTAAAAGCATTGATACATACAGACACCACATCAGGCAATGTTTCCTGTAGTGCTTCCACAATGGCATTTCGTGTGTAGAGAGTAGCTTTCTCCTTCTCCCTCTGCGCTTCGGCATTATCCAGCTTTTTTACGTCAATCCCCAGTGTACTGGGGCTGATAATCCCCTGTAGGCAGAGATCCAGAGCTGTGACATAGCTTGCAAGATAACTCTCATGGGGGATGATTGGCTGATCTGTATTGATCACATTTTGCTGCTTGTCACGCATATCTCCGTCAGCGGCAAAATACCGGTTGTCAAACATATTCGGCTTGATGAGCCTTCCTGTCTCCGGATCGTGGGGCACCAGACATTCCGGGATATAAGTTTTCGCCCTGCCGGCTCTGAGCGCATCCATCCACTGTGACCATGCCTCGTCAAATGCATCAAAGCTGTCCAGTTTCCCATCAAAAATAGAGCCTCCCCGGCCTTCATATTTCGCTGATTCATAGATTTGCAGGGGCACCGCTAGAATGATATTCTCGTCAAACTTCCAGTCCGCCAGGTTGGCTGTAGCCGGGATTGACTTGATATCAACCAGCTTATCATGCAGGTACAACTCATTGATGATGTATCCGTATCCATAACGCTCATTGAGGACATACATCCTGCCTTGGTCCTTGTAAGGGGTTTTAAATATAACCTCGCTTATCCTGTCACGCTGCCTGACTATTTCTATCCGCTCCCCCGGATACCATTCCAGGATAGGATACTCACTTACCTGTGTGTCTATCGTGACTTTAAAAGCCCCGTCCCCGATGTACAGCACTTCTTTCAGGGCCTTTTCCATTTTCTTTGTAAATTTATTGTCCGCTTCTATTTCCTTCCAGAGCCGTTCCTGCTTGGCGTCCTCGAACTCAAAATCATTCATATCCGCCAGCACAACCGAGGATAGTATGCGCACGATCAGTCCCGGCAATCCGGTGTGGATCTTACGCATTTCCATCCCAGGGCTGCACTTACATGCCCAGAACTTAAACTTATCTGCATACTCTGGATTCTGCTGGTACATCTGCTCTAGCTCATTGCTATCTCCCCTGTACCAAATCCGATTACGGATAGCATTGGTCTCAAAGTCCAATACCTCATTTATCTGAATACTGTACGGGTTTGCAGGAACTACATTTAACCAGCTTCTGAGGCCGCGCTTGATGCTTTCATTCAATTTTTGTGTCCACCTCATTTCTTTGCCTCCTATTGTTATTTCTTGATAAAACTCCTATAATCTAAGTACAGGCCTGCACGCCGAGTACAAAGGAAAGGAGAAAATCATATGCGAAGATATACAATGCCTTTTAATGGCAATCGCTATGTCTTAAATAGAGCCACCGGCGAAATTCATGATTTGGACAATGAAATGCCCAATTGTCAGATTGATGAAATCAAACCTGAAAACATAATAAACTGCGCTAGTTATGAAGATGCCGCGCTAAGAGCGGCCTTTTTGTCAGTCAGGGGCGCAAATGGTTGTTATTACTGCAACCCATCTAAAGACAATGGATAATTGCCGGATTCAGCTACAGACCTCAATGTTTGTAGCTGTTCTTCTGATAACTCTGTTGCCAAAAACTCCGTAATATCGTCTGCATTCTTTTTATCATTCAATATGTCGCAAATCAGAGTTGAAAACTCCCTTACTCCTGTAACTGATTTAAGTGCTTCAAATCTTGTCATCTTTCTGCCTCCTCGAATCCAATCATATCTCTGTACGGAATCCATGCATACTGGTTAGCATTGATCGTATGGTCGTTCCGGTCCTCAGGCACATCTTTCTCATCATCCCAGCTATACCGCTCCAGTTCGGATAGATGCTCCATGCAAGTATCGATCACATAATAGCTGCCCTGCTGTATCCAGCCGAGCTGCAGGTTGATACGGTCAATGATCACAACGCTTTTGTAGCTGTCCACAAAATTATAAAGGCATCCATACAGACGCTTAAATTTATGTAACTCAGTGATAGTTGCCTGATCCGCACAATCCACGAAAACATTTTTTGCGAATCCCCATTCGTCCTTGCACTGGTTCAGGAAACCAATAAATCGTATCGCTGTATCACTGGGGGCCAGCGGCACATCCAGGTCAGCATTGTTGTATGTCTTCTCGGCAAGGGTATATAGTATTCTGTCCTCCGTAATGCCCTGGAATATCATAGCAATAGTGTCCGGGGATTTGCTGGAGTAGGATGTATCCAGACCAGCCGTGAACTTCTTGAATTTTATCTTCCCGGCTTTAATCTGCTGCTTCAACCAGGCTGCAGATACCACGTGTTTTTTTCGGTCGAAATTGGGGAATATCAGACCTGTTGCCTTACCACGCAGACCCTGTATCTTGTTCTTCCAGATTTTGGTGCCCTTCGGCGTATTGGCCATAATCCTGTCCAGCATTGTTTTTGGTAACCCTGCGTTATCAGCAAAAGAAAAGAACCAATGTACCCAACCGGGTTTTGGTTCTTCTTTTAGCTCGTCTTTAATTTCCTGTGGGGTATCATCCCCCCACTCAGAGAGCGGCCTGGAACAGTTGATATACTCCTTGTACACATCCAGTCCGGGGTCATCCGGGTTAAGTGTTGCCATCAGATAATCAGACCTCATGGCAGCCTCACGGACAAACTCAATATCCGCCGTGTTAATCTCATCAATGTACAGACAGCCGTACTGTCCGCCCAGAGCATCTTTCCACTTGCTCTTGTTGCCGTAACCAACGACAAATACTATTTTGTCTCCAGCAGACGTGTGAAACAGGAGATGTGGCATCTTATACTCACCGGATCCGTTGCCCTTGTATTCCACCAATACCCCGAAATCATCCAGGATTCCAAGGTCTTTCTGTATAATATTCTTCTCGGCTGCTCCTGTATCGTCTGCTGCAAGGATATGGAGTTTTTTAGGCGATTCCGCCACTTTCAGCATAAATTTAAACAATCCTACTGTAGTTTTGCCCGCAGCCGTTGTGCCCTCCAGGAACTCCACAGGGGCGTTACATTTCAGGAATGCCTTGTACTTCTCTGACAATACCAGTCTTTCATCACTCATCACTCATTATCCATCACCACGCATCTGCTGGATCAGGTCGTCCAGCTTTGTCTTCTCGGTATCCAGACTTCCGGAGATGTTGGTATCCTGCTTTGTGGTGTAGCCGTATTTGCTCATCCACAAGCCGGCCAACTGAGACGGAATCACCTGCAGCTCAAACTTCTTACGGGCATCTACTTCGCATTCCTCCCTCATGCGCGTTACGATGTCCGAATAACCTTTCTTTTTTTCGTATGTATCATAAAACGCCGACCTCGGAATCTTTGCAAACACGCAAAATCCTTCAATCGTATATGTGATACTACGACGCAACTCCTTACTAACAAACTCACTGTTCTTTGAAGAGAAGTCATGGGTAAGAACCATCTGATTGTCACAATCCTCTTTGTATGCTTCCCATGTATCTGCCAGCTCTTCCGGTGCTTTAAATCTTAATCTCTTTCCCATGATCTCACCTCTTTTCAGTACGCAAAAACACCCAGCCAGCATATTGCCAACCGGGTGCTCCTGTTTCTTTTTTCGATGATATCATAATATCACCTTGACAACTGACATTCAATGACATTTATCAGATATTTTTATTTTTTTCAGTGCCTTCCCATGAATCCTATAAATCTGACGCTCTGTCAATTCCATCTTTTCAGCTACCTTCCACCAGTCCAAACCTTTGATATACCGGTAAAACAACACATCACTCTCCCTGCTATCTTCCAATGCATCAATGCAGGTCTTGATTTCCTGGTACTTCATTATCCGCTGGTATCTTTCAGATACAATCTCTCTCTCCAATCCATCCAGGCTGGCGGCGTATCCTGACAGATCACTCTGTCCACCACCATGCGGCATCCCATTGTTGTTCACGGACATGCTTGCTTTCATACTCTTCACTTCTGCCAGTTCCGCCCATAGACGTTTTAAGCGGCTGACCGACTTTCTGTATTCCCTGAGATACCGCTTTTTCTTTTCAGATTCAGATAACTGTTCCATTGCGCTCACCTCCCGTCCTAAATCTCATCGCTGCACCAGGGATATTCCCCGAGGCATTCAAATTCACTTCCGCCACTTAGGCTGCAGCCTTCGCAATCCTTTTCCTCACCATTATCCATCATGGCTGCACATTCTCTGTAGTCGTCTTCCATTCGTTTTGTCAGCGGAATTTTAATAAACTTCACTTTTTTCTCCTCCACGTATACTGCCTGCCACTCTTCCGGTCCTCCACCGTTATCTCCACTACATCCAGCTTTGCCATTTGTGTTCATCTGTATTTTCCCGGTGTTATAAGAATGTTTCATTTAATACCGCCTTTCTCATATCCCCACCATTTTTTCTGACTTTTCCCATATCCCGTAGTATAGGCCCGGATCCCCATCCGATTCTTGGCCTTCATAAGTTCCGCAGTTCTGATTCCCTCTGCCTCCGCATTGGCAAGGATATCCGATGCTATCCTGTCTCCATCTGCCAGTGAGGCTTTGAGATACGTCTCAGCCCTGTCATAATCCGACATTGATAGCTTTTCCAGCGCATCTCTTACTCTTTCGAGCTGCAGGGTATTGGCGCTGCATTTTTGCAGCACCTTTGACACTTCTCCGCCCATGGCCTCTATAACAACATCCATGGCACTCAAACGCTTCTCCATTGCAATCATACTATCCGACAGGCTTTTCAGCATGATGAGCAATTCCGAATTGACGAATGTCTGCTCCTGAGACTTCTGTCTCTCTTCCTGTGGCGCCGCCTCAAAATAAGAAAATGGTACCCTGCATTTCTCACAAATCAGGCTGTATGCGGCGCCTGGTACCCTCGGATTCCGTGCAAGGCCAGATATGTAGCTCTTGCTTTTCCCAATCGAGTAGCTAAAATCTATTAAGGTCATGTGCAAGGTGTCCCTGATATACCTGCACAGCTTGTCATGGTCAATTTCTACGGTTTGTGCTCTACTGTCCATGGTCTTTCCCTCCTTTCTGACTGTTCAGCAACTGTGCTTCCAGACTCTGAATATCATAATCACGTCCGTGGAAGTTGCTGAAATTTGCCTTCTTTTTTGGCTCCGTCTTCCTTCCTTGCTTCTTCAAAGGATAAAAGCTTTTCCAATTACTGACCGTTGCTTTCTTCACAATGGCAATGCGTTCAGTATCCTTATCTGACAGATTACAAAGTTCTTCTCTCAATAGCCGTATCTGTTCCTGATTCAGATCCTGCCCATTTTGTTTTCTGCAGACAAGGAATAACTGAAATGCCTTTTCAAGCTCCGGAGAAAAGGGATTATCCGGCGGAGCCGTATCTATATAAATACTTTTATTTACTTTACTTTCCTTTATGGCATTATTCCCGGAATCAGGCTCGTTTTTCTCGGAATAATCATTGTTATTCATGGAATTATTTAAAGAAGGGTTCACTTTAATAAAGGATTCTGTTTCCTCTTCTGAGAGGACCCAGAAATCCTTCACTATTATAGGGTTCTTGCTCGCCCTGGACTTCACCATTAGCTGGAACCTTTTTTGTATTCCGGTAGAGGTTAAGACAGCGTCCGACTGAAAAAGCTGTTTATCAAACATCGACCGTTCCAATAAGAATGTCAAAACCTGCTTCACCTTATCACAGTTCATGTTCAGATCGTCTGAAACCACGAACTCAAAATCATCGTCAACCTTTAAATAATATCCGTTCTTATAGATTTCACAAAGCAGATACAGGAAAATGGTTATGCCATCTGCTCCATATCTTGCCTTTAAAACCTTGATTTTTTTATCCGAAAAAAAGTCTACATCAAAGGAAAAGTATGCCACGCCCTCTTTCCTGGGCCTCGCCATGGTATCACCTACTCTTCCGTCGATAATTCAAATATCGCCACTTCCACAAATGCCTTGTCCCCATATTTTTTAGTAGCCATAACCTGTACTACCTGGGTATCATCCTTATAGGCAACACCATTCAGCGCATCCAGTACCGCCTTGACTATATTGTCTATATCTGGCTTTTTGGTAGGGCGTATCTTATTCCACAGCATCAATTCCCGCTGCTTCTTTGATGTACTTTTTACAGGCTCAAAACAAGCCACGATACATATAGATAATGGTTCACCATTATCGAATATTTTGTCAGTGGTCTGCATATAACAGGTCTTTATAAAATTCTCATACAGCACTGTATTATCTGGTGTATGGGACATTACCTGCTTTGTCCTTGGGTTATATCCCGTCCTGGCCCTGGCCTTCCCCTGTGGCTTTCCTGGTACTTTAAAGCATATACCGCTCATACTATCCTCCAATCCTCCCCGCCCCGTTTCCGGGGCAGGGAATGAAACTGATTATGCAATGATAGTGATACGGTCATATACCGGGGTATCCTGCAAGTTCTCAATCAAATACTGCTTGATATTATTCATAGCCTCATTACGCCACAAACCGCCTTCCGCCTCAACAATCTTGAATGCTGGTTCACCACGATCATCCCGGATGCGGAAGACAAATTCACTTGGCGGCTGCTTCACTTCCAGGAATGTACGGTACGGAACCAGTGTGACCGGATTCGGCACCAGCACATCTGCTTTGGACGCAATGCCCTGCTTAATTGTAGTCTTCTGGCTCACACCATCGTCCCCATAGTTTGCCGTGGTCTTTGCTTCCACATTGCCGGCTACCTTCAGGATGGCTTCCAGGTCAGGCGTCACCTCGAAATCTGCCTGTAACTCGATAATAAAGCGCTCCTGATCATACCAGTTATCGAATGAAAACTTCGGAACAATGGCAGATGACTTGAAGAGATATTCCCTCTTACGTTCCATAGTCAGCCCGGAATAGAGTTTTACACAGGTGGGACTTACTACATGGATGATCATAGTCTCCCGCAGTTCCTTGCTGCAAGATTTGATATAATCAATCATAGCCGTGAGGGTAGTTGCCTCAATCTGGTCCGCCATTGGCTTTCTATCGTATCTCGTAAGTTCCTTATCGCAATAGGTCTTACCTGCGATCTCCACTACTTTTGGTTCCATAGCCTCTGCTTTTAATCCTGTGATGTACTGCATAGCTTCTTTTAACATAATCTTATCCTCCTATTTTTACGCCTGTCTGGCGGCTCTCAAATCAATCACGTTGTTACTGGTAACAACCGGGGTTTCATAGATTTCCCCAGTGGATGGGTCTACCTTGCGCTCCATTGCGGCAGAATCACCGGCATGGTCTGGCTCTGCAATCTCCTCTTCTTGCACGTCCTGGATGGACATCTGTCCCGGGATCTGGTTGCCAACCTCCACGGCTTCCACCTCTCCGGTCTTCAGATTCTTGCCCATGTTGAGAGCCGTCACAGCTCCCAGAGCAGGTGCCAGAGTAGATTTCGCCTGGACTCCCGTGGTAACAAAATTCCGGGCATCATTGGGCTTGAACTCGATGACAACAGTGATCCGCCGCTTTGCTGTAGCGTCTGTGTTTGGGTCCTGGATATTCTCCGCCACTTTCTCCAATTCCCGGTTAGTCTGTGATGTGAAGGCGCCATTTGCGAACTCCTCCATATTCATGTGTTTCATAGCTGCTCCTTTCCGCGGCCCCGGCATGTCAGGGCCGCTGTGTGTATTGTGATATATCATTCAGGCACAAAGCCGGAACCTCTTATAACCCACGGAAAAATTCATCTTCCATACTCATTTGTCCCTCAGGCTCCTGCGGAGAGGTTTCGGCCTGCTCCTGTTCATCCTGTGGCGCCGCTTCCCGGTAATCCTGCTCTACTGCCACATTATCGTCCTGTTCTTCATTTTCGATATATTCTGGATTTCCATCCTCATTGATCACTGCCATGTCCTTCTCTATCGCAGTCTGTAGATCAATACTCATGATTCCCCATTTGGATATCAACTGCCGGAGCATGGTCTTCATTGCCATGCCGTCGAAATCCTTATACCAGAAAGAGGAATATTTCCACATATCTTTTTCCGATATTTCCCCCTTTTCAATACGCTCCATATCAGCAGCATGAAAAGCGGCAGAATATTTATCTGCATGGGCCATCATCTTTCTTTTCGTCCAGTACATTGTCTTGCGAAAACCATTCTCATATTCAAACATGGCGTAATAGCCAACCGTCGGTGTCTCCTCCCTGATCAGATCATCTTCTATCAGATTGACCTCAATCTCTTCGTCCAGAGGATTATACTGCACAAGCTCCCCCTCTTTGATAGGCAGCACATTCAGTTTCTTATAATAACCTGACCGTATCGCCAACTGGATATATCCTTTATATCCCAACTGAAACTGGGCTTCTTTACAACCTTTCTTCCTATTGTTAAATGGCACCAGATAATACTGTCCCAACTGGGGAGACGGTGAAAGGTTCAGAGCCTCTCCCAGGAGGGCCGCTGACAGGATACTGGGATTCGTGCATTCCTGCAACGCCGGTGTGGTCTGCACCGCTGACACAATACTGGAGATGAACCTTGTCCCGCTTTTACCTCCAACCACATTGTTTATCTGCTTTTTGACTGCATCATTCGTCAGATATGCTGTCAGGCTTGTCTTTGTCTGCCTGTTCGCCAAGCTGTTTCCTACTGCCATATCTAATCCACCTTTCCAAATTTGATATTATTGTCGATCATGTACTGCCGCAGGCCCATGAGCTGTGCCTTTGTCCCCCATGCCCGAAAATCCAGGCTCATGACTGATTCCGCAGTATCCTGCTCCTTGACCGCATCCGGTTCAGATTCCTGCTGTTTTGGAGTGTGTACCGGCACAGAAGAGACAGCCTGTCCCTGCTCTTCCACTCTTTTTGCTTCCGCTGCCTTCTTTTTCATATACTCTTTCATGGATGCTTCCATCTCTTCCAGACGTTTTCCCTCCCTGAGAGCATCTGACAGGCTGAATGATTCCGCGTATTTCAGGAGTGCTTTATCTCGGAATCGCTCCGGCAGTTCGCCCAGTGCTTTTATATCCTCCCGGAACCTCCCGAATAAATCTATGTACGCCTGTTCCAGCTTCTTATCTGTAAAAGACCGTTTGTAATATTCCTCTTTTACGGTTCGCTCGAATGACACCAGTGATTTCAGGTCACCCACATGCTTACTGTAAAACTCCAGCATCTTCGCCTTCTTATCTTCTCGGTATTTCTTCTCTATCTCAGTAAGACCTTTATCAATCAAGGCGATTGCTTCACGGGCCGGGGCAAGGACTTCCTTTACCTGGGCTTCAAACTTACTGTATGGCTCACTGTAAAACTTCTTGACCTGTTTCCTCTGGTCCTCAAATGCATTCACAAGCGCATTCAATTTTGCCCGGTCTTTTTTCATCTCCGTAGATTGTTCTGCAGTATAGGCTATGTTTTTGTACTCTGCCGCCTTTTCGGCGATTTCCTTCTTCAGTTCCTCATTGTTCCACTGGACCTCCGGTAGCACGCCGGGATCCATTTGGGTTGTGATTCTTAATTCCATGACTTTCCTCCTCTATATCTCCGGCAGTATCAAAGGTGGTTTCCTGCCGCTCTCCACATACTGCCAAAACTTCATTTCTTCCTGCAACAGCATTTTTAGGTCTTCCTTGACTTCCAATCTTTCAATAAAATAATGTTTTACAGCTGTCCTTATATCTCGTCCCCATCTACTTATCAGATGTGCCCGGAGGACTGCGAATTGATAACCGGTGACCAACAGGTAGTGCAGGACCTGGATATAATAATTATCTGGTATGCGATCCTTCCAGCGCTCGTACTGCATGGACTGCAGGATGTTGGTGGTCTTGATCTCTAAGATTCCACGCCGCCCTTCCTGGTCCGTCAGCTCTCCGTCCAGAGATGCCTGCAAAAACGGATATGCCTTACTCCGCAATATCCGGTTCTCATGGTGTTCCACTTGATACTCTGGGTAATCCATGATAAAGAGCTGACGGATTAGCGGCTCTGCCATCGTGCCATACCGTACATAAGGCTTGTCTGAGATATCCTCTGGAAGCCTGCGCCCCGTCTTCTCCTCAAAAAGCTCTATGTTGGTCTTGTAAGGATTCATCCCAATGATGGCAGAAGCATCTGAACCGCCAATTCCATAACTCCGGGCCTGCAGCCATTCGGCATGATCAGCATTGTCGATGATTATGTACTGCTCACTCATGGCAGCACCAGCAACTCTTCCTCTGGGCGGAGCACAAAGGTCTCATTCCCTACTTTTGATTCTGCAGTGAGCACAACCTTAGATTCCGTTGCATACACTGCCCGCACCTTAAAAGGCACATAATTATCCGGTATGCCGTACTCTATCAAAACTGTATTACCTGCCTGTATTTCAATTGATTTCTTATTCATGACCCTCTTCCTCCTTTGGCAACAGCGTCATTAACTCCGACTCTGCCTCTTCCATCCGATTTTTTAAAATGGTTACAAGCATGTCCTGCATAAGCTTTTCCTGTCCGTCATCCAGACAACAACCGCTGATATCTATATAACGGTTGTTGTTGCCTAAAAGTCTAAAGTCGGCACCGTGTCCAATTGCCATGATTGATCTTTCACAGTTATGGATAACATTTCTAAGGTTCTCAATTCTTCTGGTAACCTTACCAGCCTTTGCGTACAATTCATTATTCATCTTGACTTTTCCTCCTGTTCCCCTCATAATGAGGGTGATAAGTTTTTATTTCTGGTCCTGATTGCTTGCCGGCGCAGGACCTTTTTTTATGTCGATGCCCAAAGTCTCCAGACACAATTCCATTCCGCTGGCAAGTAAATGCCTGCCCGGTTCTTTACCGGCTCTGCATTGCTTAGCCAATTTTATTGCTGCATCTATTTTGTACTTTTCGATTTCCATGCATGTTCCTCCTTTTTCTTATTTTGCATTCCCATTCCCTCGCCGTTTCCAGCAAAGATACCAAGACTACAAACATACCTATGTAGCACATAACTGCCTGCAGCGTATTCACCGGTTGTAGTATCCCGGTAATCATTATAAGTGTGGTGCCCCAGACGGCGTCCCTTATTACATTGTAGTGCATTACATTACACACCCCCTCCGTCTCGCCAGATCGGCTGCCCGGTTCTGACGGATGAGATATTTCTGGAGCTCGTCCGTGTCAAACAAGGTTGGGCTTGTCTTGTTATTGGGATTGACCTTATATGCTACCTTTTGGCCTTTTTCATGGCTGATTCTGCGCAGCATTTTCTCCGGGAATCCCATCTGGACTAATTCCTTTTGATACATTATTTTCTTTGGAAATTCCATCGTTACACCTCCTCTTGTTTTATTACACTCCCCTGTCTATAATGTACTTACAGGCCCCGCCAGGCCAAGTAAAACAGAAGGAGAATCATAATTGAAGTTTGACGTTCATCCTCCAAAGATTAACATTGAGATTCCAAAATATGATGTTACAATGCCTAAATTTGATGTTCCTAAAATTGAACCTCCGGAACTATTATTTATGAAAACTAAATCAAGACTTCCGGGGTATGAAGATTCAGTTTTAGCAAAAATGGCTGATGATATAAAGTCATCTTACGAAAAACAATTAAATGAAATCTCAGCGACACTTAACGAACAGCTTGATATGGCAAAAGCAGAAACGGTTGCCGCTAAAAAAGAAGCTCTTATTTCAAAGATAATTGCCATCGTTTCTCTTATAGTTTCTGTTGCTATTGGAGTAGTCCAAATATTCTTATAAACAAAGATGTAACACTTATCAGCAAAGCACATATAGATATAACCTTTGCTTGTTTGCTCCACTTATGTGCTTTGCTCAAGTTGTCATCCCACGGCAAATCTTCCATTCTCCTCACCTCATTCATTTCTTTTTGTCATTCCGTCCATCTGGCCTTCTACTCTTCTAAGAAATACTCAATTTTATAAAAGCGTACTTTTAGACGGCCTGTAAGTGACATCTAACCGATCACACTCTTCCTTGTTCCCGGTGGCAAGTTCTGGATTAAACAATTTTCGCTGCACCCATCCGTCGGGGCCGGGAAGAGTTGCAAGAATAGGATATTCATTTATCTCCCTGTCGTTAATTTTTAAAACTCCAGTATCAAAATCTATCTCTAGTTTCCTGATTTCCATTTCTCTCACCTCCTCTATTTCCCATAGTCATTGCTGTTATAACAACTTTACTCACATTATACCTATCATCTTAGCAATTGCGATTCCTATAAAACTTCCAACGATACCTGACAGAACCGGAATCCCCCATTCAACCAGAAATATTTTTAGCTTCTGCATTTTTCCCTCCTTACAACTGTCGAAGATGATGAGTAATATTCTCACAGGCCTCTTTAATAGACTCTGATAATTTTTTACTATCAATTTTAAGCTCCATAGAATCTTTGAGTAAGGATATAAACAGCAATCCTTTACCACACAGGTTGCCTTTTGACTTATCTTTCCCTTTTCTTCTCCGTCCGGAAAAATCATACATAGAAGTAAAACCTGTGTGGTATCTTCCACAAAAAGCGCAATACCAAATCACCTTTATACCACCTCCTTATTCAGCTTTCTTACATACACATCTGTGCATTACAATCCTCGATCTGCTCTTTCAAGACAATCGGCAGTTCATATTCCTTAACGACCGATACGGCGCTTTCGCACTGGCTGCGTTTGATTGCCTTATATGTAGCCACGCCAAACTCACGTTTTAATTGGCCGTAGATATCCGCATATACCTTCCCACGAAGAGATTTATCCTGGTAGGCTTCTGATTCTTTTCCACCAAGGCAATTGACACCTTTCTTTCTAACGGCTGCCGTTATCCTGCTTTCTTCAATTCCCAGAATAGGCATGTCCTGTTTGAAATTCTGTAGATCTTCATCCACAGCGGTTATCTTCTCGTCTACTTCCAGTATGGCCTGCTGGGTGAGCTGAAGCTGTTCAAGTGCAGATTTTGGTTTCTGGTAGGCACCGGTCTTCCTGATTGCTGGAAGGACTTCCGATGTTACCTAATGTTTGAAGCGTTTCGCTGTCTCTAATTTGCTTCCAAAGATAAGGGCGTAGAGGCCGGATTCATTGATAAGGGTAGCTCCTCTTTGACCAAAACTCGACGATGATTTGTCGTTGAGTTTTTTATCTTCCTCCTCAACGTGCATTGCAACAGCTTTATTCGTATCCGAATATCCAAGTGCCTCTGCCACGTCTTTTCCGACGAACCACGGTTCACTATCAATAGTTACTGTTCGTACCTGCCCGAACTCGGCGTTTTCAAAAATCTTTAATTCGTTCATGTATCCTCCTTATTCTTGCTATTTGGTGTATCATCTTCTTGTCTAGCAATTTTTCATAACTCCTGCTATAATTTTCATATCAGCACTGCTATGCTGAAACATAAATGAAAGAGAAGTGATTTATTATGGTTGGCAGAAATCCATTTCCCGTGTTATTAAAACAAATGGGACAGCTATTCAAGATTGAGCGAAATGGGGAAATTATCAATTCTCTAAAAGGTCTTATTAATCGTGAAAACGATACAAAGCGTGACTATGTTGGTTTTATGCCCGGAAGTGACGTAAAAGCAGGTGACTGGATAATTAATCCCGTCAATGAAAGATTTTACATCGAAGAAACCATTACTGCGTTTGACCGGATGTCTCCTTTAGAATTACGTGCTTTTACAATTTCTGAATCAAAATTTAATTCAAGGCAAAATACACCAGTATCTTTCCACGTTCAGAACGCATATGGTTCTGTAATTGGAACTCAATCTGTTGTTAATATGAATTACAACGACTCCATAAAGGCATCCAAAGAGCATATAGCATATTCAAATTCTGCTGACAAAGCCGAACTGGAACAAATAATTAATCTTCTGGAAATGATTATTAATAACCAGGTTCCTCTCCAAAAAGGCATCTTTTCCAAATTTTCAGCTGTTATGGAACGTAATTCATGGATTACAGGTTCTATCTCTTCTGCACTTTTAGGCTGGTTGACAACTCAGATACACTGACATCGCCTCGAATAGTTAAGGAAAGCTCTGATTTTCCTGTATTGGAGCTTTCCCATCTGTATTCGCTAAAAATATCTGGTAGAATTTCACCATCAACTTCTATCAACAAACGTGATTCAACTTGAGATACTCTAATTTCTGTCTTCATCTCTCTCACCTCCTTTTACTCATTCAGGAAATATTCAATAGGCACGCCGAAGTAATCGGACAGGATTCTGATCTTCCTCATGTTGTCTTTCTATTATCCATCCTGTATAATGTATCTATAAGCAATTATGCTTAAAAACCTACGGGAGGAATTTATAATGGATAACGATAATTCTCTTAAATCATCATATGGCTTTACCTTGGTTGAAAAAGCCTATCGGCCTAATATGGAAGACACTGAAGCAATAGTTGCTTCCATTATCGCTCTTTACAAAAATGCCTTTGCACTTAATCATATACCCCAGTTTACTCTGATTAATGATTCTACGTCAGATGACATACGTACCGATAGGGACGCCAAAACGCTATACATTAGTTGTACATATGTCTATTGGAACCAACTTGCTTATCAATTTTGCCATGAGCTTTGCCATTACCTTATCCCTCATGAGGTTATTCATTCTTTAAGATGGTTTGAAGAATCAATATGTGAATCTGCATCTTTGTTCTTTATGTATCGTCTTGCCTCTTATTGGAAAACGCACTCATTACTTAATCATCCTGAATATGCAGATAAAATTTTTTCTTATGTGGATTCAACCAAAAACAAATTTCAGCCATTTAATTTACCTGATCTCTCAGACCCTGATTCGCCCATTAGCCATAAATTTTTAGAAAAAGATGGCGAATACTATAGAATGCATAATCGTTATATTGCCAACAATCTTCTTCCGATTTTTAATTCTCATGATGGTTTATGGCAAGCAGTTCCTCATTTATGTAACATAAAAGATGAAAAGCCTTTACTTGAGCAGCTTCGCATTTGGAAGACTTTAACACCGAAAATTTCTCATGAAGGGATTGATAATATTATTGCTCTATTTACTCCAGGTAGTTCCAATTGACCCATCCACTTCCCTGTTTATACAGATACTCAACAGCTCCGCCGCCAAATAATACATATACCCTGCACGGTGTTTCCAATGGCGGGTTTTTATCGAATCCAAAAATGATATCTTCCCGCCTTACTAGAAATATACGTTCGACCTCATTTGTAATATCTTCGATATAATGTGCTCCTGGGAAAAACTTCGCACCTCTCGGTCCTCTAAAACTCATTTCTCTACCTCCTTCTCATCTTCCAGGAAATACTCAATTGGCACGCTGAAATGTTCAGCTACTTTTTTTAAATTCCTTAACGACGGGAAAGAACTTTCCCAACGACCAATAGTGCCGTTTCCAATGTTGCATTCTTTTTCTAGTGCCGCAATACTGATTCCTTCTTCATCTGCTAGTTTCTTTACTTTCTCAAGGATTTTAATCACCCCCAGTACATGTTTATTTATATGGATTTAGAGTAAAATCTATTGACTTTTCTTAGAGAATAGTCTAAAATATATTTTACCAGAACATATTTAGGTTACTTCTTTATTTAGGCTTTACTCTAAATCCTAAGCCCATTATATAGAGTAATCTCTAATTTGTCAAGCTTATTTTTAGATTTTTCTCTAAATTTTAGGAGGTGCTCTATGACAAGTGTGGAAATAGTTAAAAACATTTGTAAAGAACGGAAAATACCAATTTCAAAGTTAGAAAAAGATTTAGGCTTTTCTAATGGCTATATTAGCCAATTGAAAAAAGGGGTTTTTCCTGCTGATAGATTAAAAAAAATTGCTGATTATTTGGACACATCAATTGAATATCTTATGACGGGGAAGAACAGCTCCCCTGATAAAGCTGAATTAACCGCAAAAGACGAACGCGAAATAGGAAGGGATTTAGACCGAATAATGAAGGAAATACGAAATGGAGAAGATGGCCCACTGTTTTACAATGGTGTTGAAATGGACGAAAAGTCTTTAATCCTTTTGGAAAATGCCATAGAGTATGCTTTGAGAGAATCAAAGAAGGAGAATAAAGTTAAATACAACCCGTACAAGAACAAAAAGTAGGTGATTTTAGTTGGCAAATAACAATGATATAAAAAAAATTGTCGCTTATTATATCCGCTTGTGCGGAACAAATGACCCTTGGAAAATAGCAAAAATGCTGGGCGTGCATATTGCAGTCCTTCCAATGGGGAATGTTTTGGGGAATTACCGATATCTGAAACGTATCCGATGGATTTTTATTAATGAAGATATCTTAGACAATGAGGTGCTACTAAGGGTCGTAATGGCTCATGAGCTGGGACACGCTTTATTACATTGTAAAGAAAACTGTTGCTTTATGGCTCATCACACGCTACTACTTACATCACGCGTGGAGCGCCAGGCCAATGAGTTTGCGGCTTATCTCTTGATAGCTGATGATATGCTACAAGAATATGCCGGATATACCCGTGAACAATTTTGTCGGTGCACAGGATATCCGGAGGAACTTATTGAGTTGCGTCTGAAATAGATTAATTCGCTTCGGCGTATTAATAACCTAACATAAAGGGGGAATTTATATGTCATTAATCCAATGTCCAGAATGTGGAAAAGAATTTTCTGATAAAGCACCTGCTTGTCCAAACTGTGGATGCCCTACAACAGAAATTCTTAATTCCACTCCTTATCCAACAGATGCTGCGTATGAAGCTATAGACGAATCACTTGATTTCCTGTACAAAAAATACCGTATATTTATCAATGGAAATAATATGGAGGTTTATAAAAAAGGAGAATTGATTGCTCAAGGTCGGCTAAGTGACTACATCCTTCTTTGGAATAAAACTGTATCGGGTTACGGTGGTGGGCAAACCGAGGTAGTATTCACGCATCCCAGCTTAAAATCTCCTTTGCAGCTTGTTCTCTCCTGTAAAGACCCTAATTATAGTGATATATCAAGTTTATCAAATATATGTGAAAAATATCTCTCAAAAGACATACAAGGGTCACCATTTGCGGCTTACTCCTATTCCAACTCTAAAGTTGGCAACAGAGCTTATCCCAAAGCGACATTTTCTACCACACCATCTAATTCTAAACGGGGAGGTCTCTCGTGCCCCAACTGCGGCAGCCACAATATAGACCTTTGGTCTAACCAAGCTAATATGAAAGAGTTTCAAAGGACAGGTCTTAACCTCAACCCTTTACATCCTCTCACACCATTCAAGACCAAAACTGTGAAAAAGGAAAAGAAATCTGCCGCAAAGATTGGTTTGGGTTTAATGACAGGCGGAACTTCTCTCTTACTTACTGGAACTAATAAAAAGGCACACAATGAGTATTATTGCCGGGATTGCGGTAAGAAATGGATTGGAAAATAATTGAATACAGGCCCCTGCTCCACAGCAGGGGCCTCCCCAAATAATATATTCACCCAGGCAGCCGAACAGGCGGCTCTCTATCCCGTTCCGAGTCTTGCGGAAAGGGGTGGTGCTTATGTACGTGACTTATAGTGACCTCTTTACCTTTATCATCATGATAACAGGTATTATCGCACTGATTGTTCAGATACATAAAAAATAGCCGTCCTGCTCCTGAGAAAAGTTGACGGCTATTTCTATAGCTTAAAACTGATTCGCCGGGACGGGTAGCGTGCACCTACCTGTCGGCTGTCTTGTTAAGTATATTATAGCAAAATATACCGAAATGTCAAATA